GTGACTGTAAAGGGTCAAAGCCCGTTCATGCACGAACCTAATGATGGTGTAGTTACCATTGCTAGTCAACGGCATCATGAAGATATGGAACTGGTAGAAGTAGATTGCAACCACTACGAAGTTGTGCTCAGTGACACTGTTATTCGACTCGTTAAAGAAAGAGTAAACAAGTTTAAAAAATAGTTCATTCAGCTTTACAAACAGTCTTGTACACTGTATAATAAATACATAGACAGCAAATACGCTGTTTACACATAGACATTACACACAAGGAGAATAATATGTCAAATTTTGAAACCCCTAAGCTACCAGAAGTTAAATTCAATAAGAACGGTTATGAAATCCGTACAGACATTCTTGGTATGGCCAAGAGCATGGTAACAGAAGACTTCCACTCTAAATTCCAAGGTTGGGAAATGACTGCTACTCGCGACGAGAAGACTGGGCAAATCGTTACCAAAGTAGATATGCCAACATTCCCAGGACTTGAAAAAGTTCTAGAAACAGCAGAAAAGATGTACGCATTTGTCAATGCTGGCGCTAAGAAATAATTTTTATTATAATAATATTAGGGCATAGCCCACAATAATATAGAAGAACAAAAAGCCCTGTTAAACAGGGCTTTTTTGTGACTTAATTTGGCATTATTGGCTTACTACTAAGGAATTGCGGGTATTTTTTGTTAAAATGACGCATAATTACGCCGGCAATCTCATGTGCTTGATTTTCTTCAGGACTGCCTGTAGCACCACTTTGATCATTCAATTCGTCACGTAGATCTTGTCTAAAGTGTACTAATTCATGTGCCACTGTTCTTAGCACATCTACTGGATGTCTATATAGTAGGGCAACATACAATGTTTGGTCATCAGTTTTATACATGCCAAAACTGGGTTGATGACCTGTATCTATCAATGGCTCAAAATGCATTTTAGGTAATCTATCTATGCCCAATACTTCCATGGCCAAGGGGAAAAATAACTTAAACATCTCTACAACAGTGTCTTGATCTTTGTTTTCTTCTGTAAAAAATTGATTGGCTCGCATACTGGTATTTACCGTTATTACCAAGTAGTCAATGCACTACGTTTCCAAGTATTAGTTGCTACACAAACGTATATAAATCCACTATCGTATACTACTTGCCCTGCTGTTCCTGTTGAACTTGCTGTTGCCGGTGCATTACCTGCGGCAATAATTAGAGTACCGCCGACATATAAGTTTCCGCTAAGACCTGCTCCGCCCCTAACTTGTAGAGATCCTGTGTTAGTAGACAGTGAAGTTACTTCGCCAGTTACTAGTACACTGGTAGAAGTTACGGCGCCTGAGGTGAAATAATTCTTAAGATTTAAGCCTGTGATGCGCTTAGTGGCCAGGCCTTCTACCACAGGCAAGAAAGCAATATCTGTCATTGTTGACAGGGTTATTAACTCGGAGATTTTTGTACTGGTCGTGGCCATTGATTACCTTAATTTACACTATATTTATAAAGTAAAAGGACTCACTGAGTCCTTTTATCTTAAGTACAGCTAATAATTAAGCCTGAGCTTCTGTCCAGCTTAAACGAGCTACAGTAGCCGCGTTACTTGCCAACGGTGTTACCGCAATGGTAATAACGTCTGGACCATCTGGATACATGTTTGTGCTGGTGCTAGATATAGTACTAGTAGTTCCACCGCCTAAAATACTGTTACCAATATCTCGAACTTTTGAAATGTCCTGTGTGCTAACGCCGCCTGATGGTGCAAAGAACGTATAGATACACTCACCACCAGTTATTGTACCAGAAGCGCCATGCGTAGCAAATTGTGCAAGACTTGATCCGCCAATTGGAGTCCACGTACCTACGCTAGTTCTAGCGTTTAACCAGATTTCAACTTTAACACCTGCGCCAGTTGGATATACACCTGCACCAGCAGGTGTTAACTGCATCCTGTTAATAATTTCACGTTGTCCCAACTGTCCAACAAGACCACTATCAACGCTAGGTGCTAGTCGAATACTGAACACCGGATAACGCTGACCGGCATTGGTGTAAGTTACTGGACTTTGTAAACCATAGTTGAACAAGAATGATTTATCGTCATCATAGCGTCCATCCATGATCACTGATGAACCCCAGTGACTGATAGTACATGCGGCTTGTGGACCCCAATAGGCTATACCAATACATGATGTACTGCTGTATGAGAATGTTGCCGCAGTACCTGTACCACCTAGGTTAGTTAGGCCGCCTGGTCCTGGTAATCCTTGTACAGCACGAGTCAAGTTACCAAATGTGTTGTTACCCTTGCTACCATAGTTAATGTACTCAATGTTTGCACCAATATTACCCGGCGCTGATACTACAATAGTACCTGTACCGGGGAATTGTGAATTATCTCTAACAGAGATTGTACTTACTTCACCGCTGGTAATAGTGTTAATAGCTACGGTCTTAGGATATAGTGTGTTAACTTCATAACGTGCTGGCAAGTTACCAGAACGCATATACGCTTCACTTTGGTTGTTGGCGTGTGCCAATCTGTGACAGTATCTAACAGCACCACGTTGATCTTTGAATCCCCAACGGATTGCACCTGCACCGTACCAGCTATAGTCAATATACCACATCTGCATTTTTGTAATGTCTACAGTATATGAACTAACACCTGAGCCGTCCATTCTGTCAATATTCCATGCAGTCTGAGGAATCTTCGTATCCACTGTTTTACTGACAATAACCTGTTGAGGAGCACTGATAGTAGGTCCACGATAATCAGGATAAATGGTCATCGAAGTGTTACTTTCAACACTGACAACTTCATAGCTCATGCCACGGATGACAATCATATCACCGGGAATAAGTGTTTCACTCCATTTACTGTTTGTACCTTGCACGTATTGCCCACCGTTGGCCAACGAATTTATGTAACCCACTAACTGGTTGGTACTTGATCTACGGCATGCAAATATGTTCTGTCCATCATACTCAAAGAAGAATCCGTTTTGGTGATCAAACATGCCAATACGCAAACTAGCACCATACCAAGTAACTGGACTAACGTTGTAACCACCTGAACTGGTTGCTGTTGCAGGGCTAGGTACTGATCCCACAACATAGGTAAATGTAGTATCTGACGGTACGCTTGTTACCTGTGCTGAGTTGGTATTATATGCAGTTTGGTCAGCACCCGACACTCTAACGAAGCTGCCAATCCATAGATTATGGGGGAATTTAGTTGTAACTGTTACAGTAGTTCCGCTGGCTGTTAGCGAGTCAACTTGGAACGGTGAACATAAGTTAGAACCTGTAGAGAATTGAATACCCTTACCAGACTGATAACGGAAGTAGCGTCGAGTTTGACGAATTAGTTGATTACCTTGATATGGATAACCAGCGGTAAATGTTACACCACCGTCAAAGGCCCTGTGAATACTGGTACCCCATGTCCTAGGATATAAACTTTGGTTTGAGGCATTACTCAGCGGACCAGTACCAACTATAAAAGGTACTTCAAAATCAAATATATGACTGCTTAATGTTCTTCTAACTGTCCAAGAACCCACTGGGTTTTTAGTACTTGCACCAGTGACGTTGGTTACATATATAGCTTGCCCTGCGGCAAGTCCGTGATTGTTGGTTGTAGTTACCTGTATTACAGATGTAGCACCACTGCTGATAATACTGTATGCACTGGTACCAACAGGAATTGATGATCCTGTGTACCATGAACCAACAAACAAGTAAGTTTTATAAGGATCAAAAATAGTACCGTTGGTCACGTTAGCCCTAGCATAATATGTAAAGCTAGTGCCACCTGTAATTGTGTCAGGGATGTACCAACCGTTGGCGTTAGAATCTGTACTATCCTGAATGTATATAGGTGTACCTGTGGTAATGTTAGTAGTGTTAGCCATAGTAACCGTTACTAGTCTAGTACCGTTACCTGTGATGTTAGTAATAGAATATGTACCAGTTGTTCCGCCTACGGTTACTACGTTCGGAATACCAGCAATACCTGTAGTACTATCATAAAACGAACTCTGACGTTGGTTTGTCAAAGCCAGTGTTTCCCACTTGGTACTTTGTACACCGTATTCAAAGTCAGTGTCAATTAGGGCCTGCGGGGTACTCATACGTATTTTACCCACCGGATCAGTAACTGATTCTGCTGGTGTAAATGTTTCGTCTACTTCGTCAACAATAATACTCAACTTATCGTTGGCATTCATTAATGTTGTATTATAGTTTAAAACAATTGTGGTTGTTTCAACGTTGGCCGCAGTACTAATTGTATAAGTTTGAGCAGTAAGGGCAGAGTCAGAGAAATTATAAAGCACAATGTTTTGTGTAACATTGAGAATTAATATTAATCTTTCGCGCTGAATTGTTTTACCGTTGATTACAACAGTTTTTGTTGCCGGCGTAAAAGTATACTGTTCGCCTATTACTCGTTTTGCCATTTTTTATTTCCTATTTTGTTATTGTCTTGCCCTGGGGCAGTACAGCTATTATTCTGGGTTGCCAGGCACTGGTGTTAAAAATGGTACGTCACTGCTAACAGCATGTGTTGATGCAAAAACAATTTGTCCCTGATATTGAATAACCTGTGCCGCGTCACGGGATAAACGTCCGCATTTATCCAATGCTTCGCTGATATCCATGTTGTTCACGGTGTAAAAGTGGTAATGTCCCGGGAAAATTGTGTCTAGTTCTGAGTATGTCATTTGTGTTATCTCCTATGATATATTTATGTTAGTTCCAAAATTGTATTGGCGCTTTTTTCCTAAAAGTAGGGTCTTGTACGCCGCGCTGGCCATTTTTACCGTCACCAGTTTTTAAGCGTATAACCTGTGCATATGGCAGTTTAAATGTGTTAAACACATCTTTAACAATTTCAAATGCTTTGGATAAATTACCTTGACTAGGTGCTAATCTAAAATCTTGTATGCTATCTTTACCAACTTTTAATGGGCTAAGAAGGCCTTGCGATAATCTTTGTTGTTCTGGCCCAATAGTTATCCGATTAGTCAAGCGTTGCCAATAATCTGCACGTAAGCTAGGAGCTAGATAGAAATAGTATAAAACTTCCCTAGATGATTGCGGGAACGTTGGGTATGCAGGATTTACTAAAGATTGTGCATATATAAACGTGCTGGTGTTAATTGTAGATTCTAATCTATTAGTAACTGTATAGGCTGATACTGCTTGAGCTGTAGCTCGGTTAACTAATGTATTTTGATACTTGTTAGCATCTCGAATAGCAGGCGCTAACTCAAAGAAATACAAATTTTCACGAGCATTTTTTGGTGCAGTAGTAGGGCTTACAAAACTACGTGGATATACCGAACTACCACCTTCAATGTAGGTATTAAAAATAGATATATCAATGCTTGGCTTAACAAAAGACACAGAGTTGCTAGTAACTGAGGTTACAGTTGCATAATATAAAATACTATTGCTACCAGAACTAGTTAACTTAATTCTAGTACCAACTGAGAATGGTGTATACAATGTTTGGTTAAAGTATACTGTCCTAGTGGTACTGGTCGATTTAACTGACGGAGTTAATACGTCATTATCATTTAAATACCAGGAAATAAGATTGTTATCGTAATCTGCATTTTGCCCCACGATCTGTAATTTAAAATCACCGGGATAAGATCCAACATTGAACTGTTCCAGCCTACTGATATCAGTGGTACTTGTTGATGCGGCAGTATACAAGAATGCTATTCTATTAGCTTCTAATAGTATCCTCCTCTCAAGTCTTCCAAAAATATCTATTCTAGTATTAGCATCTCTAAGCACATTTATTGCTTTTAATCGAGCAACTTGAATATTATTTGTAACACCTTTCAATACATTAACAGCATTCACTCGTCCACTTTGAACCGGTGTATTGTATACGCCCACTGTAGGATAATTTGTAAGCCTTTGATAATGATCTGCACGATAGTCAGGTGCTAGATAGAAATAATACAGTGCTTCCCTAGAAGTTTTAGGTGATCCTGCAGGCGCTACTGTCGATTGTGTATATATAAATGTAGTTGTATTAATTGTAGATTCTAATCTATTTGTTACAGTAGAAATTGAACGTGCTTCTCGCAAAACAGAGGCTGCGGTTAACTTAGCAACTTGATTGGTATATGTATTAGCCATTGAAAACACATAACGTGTCACGGGCATCTTTACCTGTGTAATTATAGATACTGACGTAGATACTGTTTTAATACCTCGCAGTACGTTAGTAGTGGTAAGTTTATCCACTGTTAATCTTACTCTAGCTTCTCTAACCACTGCGGCTGCTGTTAACTTAGCAACTTGATTGGTATATGTACCAGCAATTGAAAATACAAACGGTGGTGATAAAGGTTGCTTGACTTTAAAAATATTGCCTGCAATAGCGTTAACATTAACACTACGTATAGTTTCAAATGCTTTTTGTAATTGACTGTATGTTAGTTTGCTTTGTGTATCTCGAACTATTGCGGCGCTTGTTAATTTGGCAACTTGGTTAGTAACAGAATTAGCAATAGAGAACACATACCGTGTCACAGGCATCTTTACCTGTGTAACTATAGATACTGATGTAGATACTGTTTTAATACCTCGTAGTACATTAGCTGTAGTAAGTTTATCTACTTTAATTACTGATTGATCTGCACGAACAATTTCAAATGCCTTAGATAATTGACTATATACCAACGTAGTACGTGTATCCTTAACTACTTCAAATGCTTTAGATAATTGACCAGTCACAAGCGGTAATCTAAACAAACCTACCCCAGTTGCTGGTACTTTTTGTTTTTCAACTTGGTAAGCTAAAATTCTAGTTCTATCACCACGTACTATTGCTGCCGCATTAAGTTTAGCTACATCTATTTTTAATAGAGATCCTTTGACAATTTCAAATGCTTTAGTTAACTGTCCTGTACTTGTAGATAAAGATACTTGAGCTACATTTGAACGTTCAGCTAAGTACCCCTGTATACCAGGACTCATGTTATTGTAATACAATCTATCTCTAGCTAGACCAGAGCCTCTATTTGTAGGTGCTACCAATAACTGAGAATATACAGTAGCACTTGATTCAATAAATGTGCCAATATCTGTACCAATGGTAGCAGGGGTAGTAGTGCCGGTTGTAGTTGGCAGATCTGCTGTAAATGTCGATGGGAACGATCTGCCTGTGCTCCATATTATGCGTACTGCTCCAGCACCACCTAATCCAGGAGTAAATCCTGGACCAGTACTATTTGTTGTTCCGCCGCCACCGCCACCGCCATACAGACCACCCGTTGGTGCAAGATAACTACCACCAGATCCACCACCAGATCCACCTGTGCCACCAGTGCCGGCGTTATCAGTAAAGCCCACACCGTCTGCACCTATACCAAGTAAGCCCACTCCGCCGCCGGCGCCACCAGCACGGCCGTTCTGCCAAAGCGCCGAGGCACCGCCTCCACCGCCACCACTGCCTGCGGGTAGCGGTCCGCTTGCACTTCCAAAATTACCACCGACACCACCGGTTGGATACGATCCATCGCCACCACGGTTCGTAAACAAAGTCGAATACCCACCTGCACCGCCACCGCCGCCGCCGGAGTAGGTGGCGCCGGGCGTGCTGCCAGCGTGCGCGAAACCACCGCTACCGCCACCGCCGGGAGCACCTGAATTATTTACAGGAATACCGCCCGCGCTGGAAGCAAGTGCTATATTATTAGAGCCACCTGCACCGCCACCGCCACCGCCTGCCTTAATATAATTACTGTTATTAAACCAACTATCTCCGCCGTTGGTGGCGATTACGCCGCCCGCGCCGACATTTAAATTATAAACTCTTCCGGGAATTACTGGGATATCATTGACCCAGACAAGTGCGCCGCCGCCGCCGCCAATACCAACTTGACCATATCCACCGCCACCACCGCCACCAACGGCTACTAGACTTATACTGAAAACACCTGGTGGGCAAGTCCATGTAGTAGCACCCGGAGTGGTAAAGGTTGCTTGACCAAACGAGAGAGTAGTGGATTCTGGTCTACTAATGCCAAAAGTATAGCCACTTGGAAATTCTACAGCAGGCATGGCAATAGTCACTGATCTAAAATCTGTGGCAAGCACTGTGGCAGTATATGCACTGCCATTTGTGTTGCTAACTTTAATTGAAGACCCTACCGAGTACGGAGTATATGCACTAGGTGTAAAATAAAAAGTTTTAACTGTTAAATTAGTAGTAGTCGAAGTTGCTGTAGTTAATAGATCACTTTGAGATCCATATTCTAAGTACCACTGCAACAAAGATGTTGTTGAAGTAGTAATTGATCTAGGTGTTTGTGCTGTTACACCAAATTTGAAATCACCTGGATTAGGTGTATTCTGGAACGGTGTTGGGAACAATATATTAGGAGCCAACGAGAATGTCGGGCCTTCAATAGGTCTCTTAATTTTCTCAATATTAGATATTCTAATTATTGAAGGAATAGCTCGTATGACATTGACGGTATTAAGTTTATCCGTTCTTAATTTGCTTGGCTCAGCTTTTAATACTGCAACTGAAGAAACTTTATCTACTTTAATTACTGATTGATCTGCACGAACAATTTCAAATGCCTTAGATAATTGACCAGTCACAAGCGGTAATCTAAACAGTCCTACATTGGTTGCTGGAACTTTTTGTTTTTCAACTTGGTAAGCTAAAATTCTAGTTCTATCACCACGTACAACATTCATAGCATTAAGTTTAGCTACATCTATTTTTAATAGAGATCCTTTGACAACTTCAAATGCTTTTTGTAATTGGGTAACAGTTGGTCGCACTACAAATACTTGACCAATAGGCGGTTTAAATTTAGAAATAATACTAGGATTAAATCTATTATTTTCGCCACGTACTATTGCTGCCGAATTGAGTTTAGCTACATCTATCCTTGACAATGTTGCTTTGATAATTTCAAATGGTTTTTGTAATTGTCCTATGAGAAAATTATTTGTTAAAGATTTAACAACTTCAAATGCTTTTGCTAACTGTCCTGTAGTTGTAGGTAAAGATACCTGCGCTATATTTGAACGGCCGTCTAAATATCCCTTTATGCCCGGTCCCATGTTATTGTAATATAACCTATCTCTAGCCAGTCCAGAACTTCTATTTGTAGGTGCTACCAATAACTGAGAATAAACTGTGGCACTTGTTTCAATATAAGTTCCAACACTAGGTAATGCCAATCTTGGCATTGCAATAGTCACTGAACCAATACTAGACGACACTACTGTAGCTGTATAACTTGATCCATAAATATTTCCAATTTTAATTATTGAACCTACAGAATATGGATTATAACCAGTTGGACCAAAGTAAAAAGTTTTAACCGATGATGTAGTATATGTAGCTGTTGAAATAGACAATACATCTGAATTGGCGCTGTATTCTAGATACCATTGCAATAAAGATGATGTCGATGTAGTTGTTGCATCTGGACTTTGCCCGACAACAAACATTTTAAAATCACCAGGGTTGGGTGTATTTTGGAATGGTGTCGGAGACAGTACTGTAGTATTAATTGCCGCAACGATTCCACTTATTGTTTTAAATTTACTAACAATAGGTGTTGAAGTAGTTGAAGGTATGCCCTTTAGTACGTTTACAGTACTAAGTTTATCTACCCGTAACTTAGAAGTATCTGCTCTTAATACTGCGGCCGCAGATACCTTGGCTACTCTAGTAGATATATTAAAATTAATAAAAGATACCGGTGGCAATGAATATTTTTTAATTATAGGAGTACCAAGATTTGACGAAAGTATAGCAGGAACTGCTCGAACTACTACTGCCGCGTTAACTTTACTAACTGTAAATGTTGTAGTACTAACTTGGCGGATGACTTCAATTGATTTTTGTAGTTGTCCAAGACGAACATTATTTGTTAAATCCTTAATAACTTCAATGGCTTTGGTTAACTGCCCTGTAGTTGTAGATAAAGATAACAATCCTACGTTTGTTCTTTCAGGTAAGAATCCCTTTATACCAGGACCCATATCGTTATAATATAATCTATCTCTGGCCAGTCTCGATCCTCGATTTGTTGGAGCAACTAGCAATTTAGAGTAAACGGTAGCACTTGATTCAACAAATGTGCCAACGCTTGGGAATTCTACAGCAGGCATGGCAATAGTCACTGAACTAAAATCAGTGGCGATTACTGTGGCAGTATATGCACTGCCATTTGTATTACTAACTTTAATCGATGATCCTACTGCAAACGGAGTATATGCACTAGGTGTAAAATAAAACGTTTTAATTGTTAGATTAGTAGTAGTTGAAGTTGCTGTAGTTAATAGATCACTTTGAGATCCGTATTCTAAATACCATTGCAGTAATGACGAGGAAGATGTAGTAATTGATCTAGGTGTTTGTGCTGTTACGCCAAATTTAAAATCACCTGCGTTAGGTGAATTTTGAAAAGGAGTTGGGTATACTACATTTGATGTAGTCAGAGAAATTGTCTGTGTTTTGTTTGCCGGTGTAATTAATTTATTAACCATCGACGATGTATTGTTAAACTTTGCAGATGGTGTATCTTTGGCTATACTACTGTTACGTAATTTAGATATTACCAACGTAGAAGTTGAATTATTGTAACTTCGTAGTGAGCCAACAGATCTAAGTCTAGCAACAGGAACTACGATCTCAGAAGATTTTAAAATATCTATAGCCTTGACTTTATTAACCAATGAATAGTCAGTGGCCTGCGGAGTGTATCCTTGTGCGGCCAACGATGTGCTTAGGGTTAGTTGATAGGGAGTGGCTATATCTTCTACTACCTCACCGGTTAGCACTGTGCTAGACTCTGCAATTAATGTATCCCCAGACTCAGTTAATAGTGTAGGTAAACTCGGAGTTATTGTTGCAACTTCTAATTGCATACCATAGACAGTAACTGATCCGTAGTCTGTACCATACCATACCGGGAATACAGAAACTGAGGTGCAATTTGCAGGTGTAGTAAATGCTAGGCTAATTCTAACTAGAGTAGTATCACTGAGCAATGATACATAGCTAACTGGGTTAACAATGTTTGCTCCATTGGTATTATCATATATTCCGCAGGTAACATTACCTGCTGTTCCTTTCTTGGCATAGAAACTGAACACGTACTGAGTATTAGCAGAAACAGTTGCCGTTTCTGATAGTACGGGGAATACTGCATTTACTGGAGCTACCATGTTTTTATGCTATTGGGTTAGTTGGCCAAACTACGTTTTTTTCATTTAACCCAGATAAGTTCATATCTCTTAATTGTTGTCTATAGATAAGCACTGCGGTTATCTGTTGTTCTGTAAATTTGTGTGCTAAGTTTAACATTGTTTCTTCTTGATGACGTTGCAATATCCAGTCTGTTTCATATAATTTAAAATTACGCAGAGCACTTAACGGTGGTGCAGACAATGCTTCTTGTTCTTCCTTGTCTTTGAGAGCATGGTTCCAAATGAACTCCATGTAATTAGTTATCCAAACTATTTCTTCTAAGTCTGGGCCAGAAACAATCTCGCCGCCCGTTCTTTCGACAACCCAATTGTTTCTAAAACCTTCGTGGTGTATCATTTTTGCCTGTTCTATATATGGAAAATTTGTACGTTCAACGAATTTGTCAACGCTAGAAAAAATATAACCTTCTCCATTCTTTGTAATAGAAGCATGGTTGTTATATACATTTAAAGTAAAATATGTGTAATCCATTTTTATTTCCTTGTTATGGTGCTACGTATTGTATAAACGCAACTTTAATTGATCCTGGATCATATCCTGATAGCGGAGCAGTTACGGCTGCAAGTGTGTGGTTGTGGCTGCCAACGTTAGTGCTTCCGTGCGGTGCTGATTGAGTACTTGACGGGGTAGCGCCTGCGTTGCCAGCATGGGTGTGAGTCCAACTGCCTAGTGACAGAGTAAGTGATGCACTTTGAGCAGTAAGGGCAGTGGCCACATTATGATCAGTAGACGCTGTTGAATATCCTAAACTGTATGTTCTTAGATCTGGTGTTCCATTTGTGCCATCACATAGTTTCCAGTACGGTGGCAATGCAGTTAATGTACCAACAAACATTACAACATGACCATTAAATGCTGTATCTTGACTTGCGGCTGTCCACAACTTCATTAATTTTCCTGCAATAGATGACACAGTCATCGGTACAGTTCCAGCTGATGCGCTATGACTATGCACTTGTCCTGTAGCAGAACCGGGTGTAGCCGAGTTAGGGCCAGCTGGCGTACTACTTGAAATTCGAGTTGGTGATCCTGCAATGTGATCGTGGAATCCATCACTACTTGATGAAGCACTGTTGTTTGTGGCAGCGACTGCGGCCAAGTCACTGACACCGTTTCCGCCAACAATAAATCGGATGGCGCCCGATGCTATCTTTTGTGTCCAACTACCTCCAGCATTATTTGCGTGAATATGTATGGTGTTAGTTGGAAATTGATATTGATCAGTGGTAGCATACAGCAAGGTGTGTTGTGTTCTTGGAGGTTTAGCCGGAGCCGCAGAACCTGTCAGTGAGAAAGTGTGACTGTGATCTCCTGCACTGTTCGATTGTGGACCGTAGGATGCAGATCCTGGAGTATTACCACCGAAGAAATAATAGTTTCCTGGACCATTGTGTAACCCAGCTAGACCTACTGTATAAGCCGCACTATAAGTTCCTGCGGCTGCTGTTGTAACACCAATATCTCCCTGTACACTGGCACCTTTTATAACTAAACCGTCAGCAGTGGAGTATCTGCTCCAACCTGCCAGTCCCGGATCTGTACCGTTGTACATAATCATTGCATTTGTTGGTATCACTGGGGGTATTAATATCGAGTTAGATGATGTAGTAGAAGTACTGCCATAAGAGTTAGTAGCTGTAGATCTTGTCTGAATACTCATTCCAATATCATCGCTGGTTACTGTATATGTTAAACTAGTCTGACCTGCAATGGCCACTGTGCCTGTAGTTGCAACTCTATACCATTGTTGGGTTACTGTAATAGGTGTGGCACCTAAGAAAGTTCCAGTGTTAACAGTTAACACCACACCAGGTATGTACGGAGATGTTCCAGCGGTGATAAGCGGTTGAACTGAAACATAAGGCAGTCCACTAACTGAGCCAGTTTGTACAGAATATGCAGTAGCAGAATTTACCACGTTAGTAGCAGTCACTGAGGAACGTAAAGTATATCCTACATCATCTGTTGTTAGAACATACGAGCTTGATGTAGCGCCAGCTATAGGTGTGGTTACTCGCTGCCACTGGAATGTGTATGTAGGACCAGGTGTTCCAATCCATGTTCCAGTAGTAGTAGCCAGTGTCTGACCTACATACAGTAATCCAGATACTGTTGGTACTGCGGTATTTGAAACTGTTTCATTAATTGAACTAGTTGCGTTGGTTGTTACAGGAGTAGATCCTTGACTGTTTGTAGCTGTTACTGTACAAGTGATAGTATAAGTTGCATCTGCAGAAACTAATAGGTATGTATTGCTAGTGGCTAAACTGATAGGAGTTCCTCCACGCTTCCACTGATATGAATATGTAATTGAAGGATATGCTGTCCAAGTTCCATCAGTAACAGATAATGTTTGTCCTACTAGATTAGTTCCAGAAATTACAGGTAGTACTGTATTAACAGGAATTCCAACCACTGGTCCAAGACTGTTAGATGATGTGGCTGTTGTTGTGCCTGCAATATTAGTTGCCGCAACACTCGCTGTCATTGTCAGTCCAAGGTCAACATCTGCTAATATATATGTACTGGCAGTACCTGTTGAAATTGCAGTTCCACTACGATACCATTGATATGCGTAGACTAAGTTAACGTTAGTACTCCATGTGCCTGTGTTAACTGACAGAGTTTGTCCACGTGTTGGTGTTCCAGAAACAACAGGTTGTGTTAGATATTGTGCCGGCTGTGTAATCAACCCAATTCCAGTTGAAGTATTTCCCAGGGTGTTAGAATCAGCACTAGATGACCCGGCTTGGTTATTTCCAGTTACTGTACATGATATGCCACAATTGTAATCACTTGGAATCAATAGATATGATGATGAATTGGCTCCTGAAATTGCACCTACTCCACTAACAACTGAGACATTAGACAAAGTAGACATAAAGGGTAGATAAGTAGTAGAGTAGGTGACATTGTCATATGCCGCATCTACGTTGGTACTAGGGAATGCACGGATCTGACCTGCATTGCTCCATATAATACGTACAGCCCCTCCACTGCCTGCACCACCTTGACCTCGAGTACTAGGGGTGGAGCCGTTATCGTATCCATTACCGCCTCCGCCACCAAAGCCACCACCACCACCACCAGCACCTGAACTAGTACCAGATATCGCCGTGCCGCCTAGGCCGCCACCACCGCCACCAAAGGCAGTACCGCCACGCCCGCCAGGACCGCCAGCGCCTAGGGCAAACAGGCCTCCCGCACCACCATTGCCGCCGCCGACTGGGTTGCCTGCGCCGCCTCCACCATTTGTAGTAGTTGATCCAATACCACCAGCACCGTTGCTCGTTTGCCCAAATATACCAACGCCACCGCCACCACCGGCTCCGTTGCCGTTTCCATAAGCGCGGCCACCACCACCACCACCACCACCAGTACCAGGAGAACCGTCTTGGTCAGACAAGAAGGCGCCACCGCCTGCTCCTCCATTACCTGTATATCCGCCGGCACCACCACCTGCGCCTGGTCCAGGTTGACCTTGCCCAGCTGCCGCGCCACCAATTCCGCCGTTGCCACCACCTTGAGAAGTAATAGAAGCAGCCACAAAATAGGTGCCGCCAGCGGGTTGCTGGCCGCCACCCGTGACGGTACCAGTGCTGCCACCAAGTGCAGAAATTACATTAGTATTGCTAAAATAGCTAGTGCCGCCGGGCGCATTGAAAGAGCCTTGGCCAACTACAACAGTATAGACTGTACCAGATGTCACTGGGATATTATTTCCCCATGCTAAACCGCCTCCTCCACCGCCACTAAGGCCGCCACTAAGGCCGCCTCCTCCTCCTGCACCAACACATACTACATTTACACTAGTAACACCCGCTGGGCAGGTCCAAGTATATGTTCCAGGAGTAGTGAATGCTGCCGCTCCTGATACTGATATTGCTGTTGCCGAAATACGTTTCCACTGATATGCATAGGTAGGTGCAGGATATCCCGTCCATGTGCCAGTGGTAACAGATAATGTCTGTCCTACGTATATATTTCCAGTGGTTACTGGAGCCACAGTATTTGCAGGTACTGTAGAAATTTCCAGAGTTGAATTTGAAAAAGTGCTACTACTTCCTAGTCCATTGGTAGCAGTTACTCTTGCTCTAATCGTAGATGCTACGTCGCCTATTACTGAGACATAAGTAGAAGCAGTAGCACCTGCAATATCAGTAGTTCCTCGTTGCCATTGGTAGGTAAATGCAGGGGTTGGGTACCCAACCCATAAACCATCATATATTGATAGTGTGCTACCTAATACAAAAGAACCAGATACAATTGGAGCAAACGTATTAATAGGAGGACCTGAGATGATTCCAGTATAGTTTGACGAAGTTGTATGATATGCACCACGTGTATTAGTGGCTCTTACTGTACAATTTAATATATATCCTGCATCAATACTTTGAATCACATAAGTGCTAGCTGTTGACGTTGTTATAGCAACATTGGTCCTATACCATTGATATGTAAATGTAAGTGCAGTATCAGCAGTCCATGTGCCTGTAGTTACACTCAGTGTAGATCCAATTGACTGTGTTCCACTCAATACAGGAGGTGATGTGTCTAACGGGGCGCCAGCAATAACGGCTGTGCTGGTACTTTTACTAATTGTACTTTCTGCGCCACTAGTAGCAATTACCAAACATCTTAATTTGAATTTTTCATCTGCTGGATCTACGTAATAAGTGCTACTAGTTGCACCATCTATATTAACTGTGCCTCGTTGCCATTGATAGCTAAAACTGATACTATCTCCGTACCAAGTACCCGTTGTAACAGTTAGCAATTGCCCAACAAATGGAACGCCGGTAATTACAGGTAATGCTCCGTGGTTAACAAGTTCAGTAGATAGTGCGTCTGATGTTATTGAATACTCTTGATACCAAGATGTAGCATTGTTAATTTTTGGAGCATAGGTTACTACTGTGGTGCCATCTGCTAAAGGGGCAACAACAGTGCCCGTATTAATGATCCAGGTAGATGACCCTTGATTTTCACTGTTAATTAAAATGTTTTTAAATGAGCCGCCATCAAAGCCTCGACCACTAAAATTGGAAAGAGGTGTAATAATCTGTTTGCCTAAAGGAAAGCCGGGCGCTGGAAATCGAATAGTAATGGGCATGTGAATATTTACCTAAAAAAATAGCCGCCTAAAAAGAGCGGCTATTTTATGTTGCTTAATTAATTAAGCAGGTAATGCCCAACGGAAGTTGTTAACAAACGTACTCGGCGCACCTGAAGTGCCTTGAGTGTTAGTATCTTCCAAACTTCTCCAAGACTGTTGAGGTCCTGTTGTAGCATTCTGTAAGGTAGTAAATCTGTATGTTACAACAGTTTGCTGTCCAGACAATGCACCGGCTGTTGGAGGAGTACCAATAACCCAGTGATCCTTAGCACTCTGTGTTGAATCATAGAACGAGTTACTATCAACTGTAATACTTACAGTATCCATTAATGTACCCAATGCGCTTGGTAAAACTTTCAATCCGTAAATACGTCCGCGGATATCAGGATCGTATGCTGGTCCAAGAACGACTACAGGACTAAACATGAAACGCTTGCTGTTATATACGTTGGTGTACACAGGAACAATCTGCCCCATGTGGATCTGAGGTACTGTGTTAGTTGGTTGGGCTGGTAATGCATTGTTTGCTAATGTACCAGGGCTGGTATAAGAACCAGTAGCACCAAATTCGACAACGTGGCCCCAACGTCCAGTAGTAATAGTTGCCGCACTGTAAATGTGGGCATTAATACCAACTAGGTCGCCTACGGAGTTACGTACACGTGGAGTAGCAAAAATACCACCATGGATTGGATATAGAGAAGCTACTGGTAATGTAGCATTCTGCGCTGATCCAACTGGGAATCTGTTACTATTAAAGTACGCAAAGCATGGCCATGGAGCAATACCAGGAAGATACTGGATTGACTGTGAGAAACCAGCCGCTGTGGTGTTAGTCGGTGCTCCAGAGAAGCCCTGTGCCAACTGTGTGCCACCACCTAGTGTTGAGTAAACAATACCTGCACTAGTTCCAAGTCCACTACCAGTATCTTCTGGTTGAGCACGTTCAAACTCAATAACACCCTGCCATTGCGTTTGGATGTTTGAGTAGCTCTTACCTTGTAGTACAAAGTAACGTGGGTTAGCAAATAGATACAAGTATCCACCTGTGGTCTGTGTCAATGACTGAATATCAAAAACACCGTTTAGACCAAACACAGTAGTTGCGCCAAGTCCAGAACCATAAGACTGTGACATAGTGTATGCAGAGTTAGCTAAACCTTGTGTACCCTGAGCTGATGTTAGTGCTGTAATACTGTTACCAGCAGTTCCCTGAGCTTGCATGGATGTAGTGATTGAACCAGTAATTGGGCTACCGACAGTAAATGCTGTTGTAGTTTGTGTACCAACTACCATTGTACCGCCGGACATATCAGACATGTTAACACCAACGCCGTGTGCGCCGCCATAAGCTGCCGCCCAACGCTCATATACTGGAGTTGCAATACCAGCAGTAGCTGCCGCAATAGTACCAGTACCTGTGGTCAACACCTGTGTGTTAGATAGCAGTGGCCAGTAACGAATACCAAAATACTTACGATCATTACTGGTGTTTATTAACGGTACTGCATCAGCACTCTTGTTAGGCGCACTGTATACATACTCAATAAAGTCTGCACTGTGAGCCATAAAGAACACCAACGGTGGGTTATTGGCTGCAACACCAGTGGAGTATACTGGATGCCTAATCGGAGTACCCAATGTGATCAAGTTACCAGCAATGGCCGCAATATATGTGTATAACGGAACACTTCTGTAAAACGGTGTTGGACCAATTACAGTTACAGCCGCATGTACTACCATGCTGGTATCACTGTTAATTGCAATAACAACTAAATGTTGTCCAGCAATGATAATTTCTGCACCAATGTGTAGCTGTGTTGTAAACTGTGTGTTAAGACCAGTTAGTGTAGTGGTTGCCACAGCACTGTTAATTTGTCCAGTTAGGGCGATCGGAGCACCACCAGCGCCACTGATCTTAATAAAGTGGTTAGGTAATGCAGTGTTAGTAAATGGAACTGCTGACACTAAAATCTGTGTAGCACCAATATCATACAACACGCTGGTTGTTGCAGTAATGCTGGCTAATTGGCTCCACTTAATACCTTGAGTAGCTGTTGACAAACCGTTGAATGATAGACCTGGGCCGCCTTCGCGGGTACCTTCTAATACAAAACCGTGTAGTTTACGTTTCTTGTAAACTTGTAAAGCATTAGGAGTATGTGTAAAGTCTTGTGTTAAACGGAAAGCTGTTGTGCTAGTATTAACAACCTGTGCGATAGTAACTTCAGTACCGTCAATGATCAAATCATCACCTTGACGAATTTCAGTTTGTACCACGTTAGAAATTGTAGCAGGAGACGCACTCATTGTGATGTAAGTTTCATCACGTTTGAATGATGATCCAAAATAAGTTTGACGTAACACGTGAGTTGCAACACCGCTGTAACCAGCATAGTCTGTGGTATAACCATAGTTAGTAGCCGCTGTAGGAATACTAGAACTCAATGTACCAGTAAGTGTGTTAAAGTTTAAAGTTCTTAGTTCATCACCAATCCATACTTGGTCACCTGTTTGTAGGTCCCATAGGAAGTTAGTACCAGTACCTTGAACAGCACTAACAGTGGTAGCAGAAGTAGCTATCGTTGTTGGTTGTGTGGTCAAGTATGTTCCAGCACCGCCTGGTGTGTAGAAGAAGCCTTGTTGAGCAACAATTGCGGTAGTAACTGTTGAACTAATTGTAGCAGAGTTACCAACAATACCAGTGACATATGTACCAGTTTGAATACCTAGTAATGGAGCACCGTTACCAGATATTAGTTGACCTACAACAATTGATGTGCTTGATGACACAGAAATAGTGCTTGTACCTAGTTCAGCGTTGATCGGAGACTGTGTAATCGCAGTACCTAGACCACCAAATTCTTGTGCTGAAATAAGTGTACCGGCAGTAAGTGCTACAGTACCTTGCCAGATGTTATATATTGTTGCACCAACGGATATAAATGCACTCGGTGCAGTTACCTGCATTCTGTTAGTACCAGTACTTAGCGCAGTAAAGGTCCACTGTGTAGTAGCGTTAGTACCGTTGGAAATAGTACCACGAGGGAATGTTTTGTAACGCAGGTTACTGTCAGTAAAGTCCATAGGAGCATTAACTGTCATAATTGAGTTGCTGGAAATACCAGTAACAGTACGTAGACGTCCGTTAATTTGAATCTTACGACCAATTACACCGTTTTGTGCTTTGGCAATAGTAGCACCTGCGGCAATAGCTGTTGCTGGAGGAGTAACCAGTGTAGCCGCACCGTCACCTGTAACAGTGTTGATAATAAAATATTGTGTTCTACCGTTTAGGGTAACAGCAATGCTGTCACCTGGGAATAGTCCGTTTTGTGCGCCTTGTTGTGCCACAAAACTTGTAGCAGAACCTGTCACGTTACCACTAGTATCAATGGCCACTGTACCTGTTACAGCCTGTAATGTCACTGAATTTGTACAATCTGACAAGAAGAATGTACCAATACCTGTAATTTGCTGAGAACCAGCTACACAGTATACTCTACCGTTAGTTGCTCCCCTTACTTGGAATGTTGCGTTGGTAGCAGTAGTAATACCAGTTAACAAGTTGTTGGTAGTATTAAGTACTTTAACAGCACTGGCAATAACAGTGGCTGTAGTATAAGCAATAGTAACTTCAAGTGCAGTATCACTAGTAACACTGGCTACAGTTTTAGGCACGCCTGCGATCATGATTACAAAACCAGCTTCTACCTGTGTGGTAAATGCGGTTCCTACACCAGTAACTGTGGTACCAGAACACGTTACAGTTCCTTGTAACGTATCATTTCTGATCCATCCGTCTAGCGCGGCTAGTGTAGGCCAAAGGTCTGCACCAGTTGTAGATGGCCCGTATGATAAGGCTGCGCTGTTTCTACCAAGTTCGTTAAGTGTTGCCATTTATTGTTTTCTCCTAATTGTCAGATCTATCTAACATGGTTTCTTGTGTTTATTTAGCTTTTTTGAATTTTTCAATTAAGAATTTAATAAAGCCAGCGTGAAATTTAACCCTGATCCCGATACTATACTTACTGCTAGATAATCATCAGGAGTTATCCTAAAATTAAGTCCTGAGATTCTAGCACGAAAACTGTTTGCAGGAATTGTGTAAAAGCCCAGTAACTCATTGTTTCTATACAAGGCCGCAGTTAAGTTTCCGTAGCACATTTCACCATTTGTTAACTGAATTCCTCGAATATAATCAGTATACGAAGGCACAAAAATTGCAGTACCTACAAGGGGAGCATCAAAACTATTCAAAACATTAAAAGTTTTAATTAAATTTGCGCCTGCTGCCACTGATGATTCAATTGTAACAGTATTTGTTACAGAAGAACTATAAAAAGTAACACCCTGACCAGCAACTAAATGAATAGTATCGTCGTTAACAGGTGATAAAGTTTTGCCTCCAACATCCCAATATCTAAATCCATAGCCGCCGCTGAACCCTACTTTAACCTCGCCGTTGTCTAGATTGGTGAGTGTAAAGCCTTCGTCTTGATTAAATTTAATTGTTGATACAGGACTAACTGTGGCTACTGTACTTGTACCAGCAACTAGTCCTACACTCAGCTGTGACAGTACAACCATTGAGGTTGAAGTACCCACAGTTTTGGCAAAAAACAGTTTGCCGTCTGTGGTGTTTAGGGCTAGTTCACCACTTTTAAGGTCAGTATTTAGCGGTACTTTTCCAGGTACATCACTTCGTTTTAATCTAAATGTTGTCATTTATTAATACGAACCGCCATCTAATTCAGCCCAGTATACACCATCACCATTTGGATTAACTTGCAGTACTTGGCCCGCTAATCCCATGGCTAATACTTGTAAGGAGCCAGTAGTACCAAGCAATATATCACCGTAGTTAAATGTTGTTCTTCCTGTGCCACCATAGGTTGTGGCCACTGTGTCTGCTTGCCAGGTTCCTTGACTGACTGCACCAACTGTAACAATAGATGTTTGTCCAGTATAAGAGTTAGAAATATCTATGGCATCAGCATTGACTACAATTCTATTACTAGTACCAACAACTTCAAAGCTGTTGCCATTTAATACAAGGCCGCCGCCTGCTAGGAATGTGCCTGCACCAGAGAACTGCTGGAAGATAATAGGACTAGTACCTATTACTGTAGTAACTTCAGTTTGAACCCAACCGGTGTCACCGTTTCTAGTACCGTTGACTACGAATACGAAATCGCCGCCACTAATTTCTATAACAGTTTGGAAATCATCAGCTCGAGTTAATAATGAAGTAGCAGTTGAAGACCATACATATATACCGTTACTAGATGTGGTTGCTTCATTCTTAACTAAAATTCTATTTTTATCTAATAGTGTATATCCGTCAAGTATGGTCAACGGGTTGCTTAATGCAATAGTGGTAGTAGTATAAGTTACTGTACCGCCAATGATCAGAGCCAATGATTGTGTAGTGGCCGCATCTGCGGTAGCATGAATGTGTAATCCACTAGCGGCGGCGTCAACATAGGCTTTAGTGGCCGCATCTGTATCATTTTTAGGAGCGGCCAATCCAGTAATTCGTGTATTGTTTACATTGACTGTGCCTAGGCCTGTTGGTACTAGATCAATTGTTGTGTCAGTACCAATTGCGCTGATTGTAGAAGCGTTGACATTGATGTTACCAACTGTGGCTTGTCCTGTAATAGTTAGTTTGTTTGTGCCATCATCAAATCTAAAATTGTTAGAATCTTTTAGAGCTCCACTGGCTCCTACATATACAATTCTAGCAGTGGTAAGATCTGTTACTCTTAATTGTTTACCACTACTAACAACAACGGCTCCTGTGCCATTTGGAGTTAATGTTATATTTCCATCAGTATCAGTAGAGCTAATAACATTGCCATTGATATCAATATTATCAACCTGCAACTCACCGGTAATTGATACTTTACCTGTGCCTGTGTTGATTGTAAAATTACTGCTATCAACTAATAGGCCGTTGGCACCGGCAAATGTTATCCTATCACTGGTTAAATTAGTTGCTTGTAGGTCAGCACCTTTAACTTTAGCACTAGCAATTACATTGACTGTACCTAGTGTGTTTGTGGCTGTGCTGAATGTAAGATTG